GTACAGTCGGCGGGTCGCGCGCCCTACCCACGGGACCCTGACACCCCGACGAGTACTGGAGTTCATCCGACATGGACGGCTACATCAAGCGTCAGCAGGAGGCGCGGGCGCAGGCGTGGGAGCAGGCCAAGGCGCTGCTCGACACCGCCGCCGCCGAGAACCGCGACCTCACGGCTGAGGAGCAGGAGACCTACGACCGGATCAACAGCGACCTCGACCGCCGCGCCACGGTGATCGAGACGCTGCGCGCGGACGCCGAGCGTGAGGCTCGCGCCGCCGAGATGCGGATCCCCGAGGTCACGACCCAGCCCGCCCCGAAGCGGGAGTCCGACGCGGACGTGCTGCGCGCCCTCGCGCGCGGCGAGATCCGCAGCGCCACCTTCGAGCGTCGTGACCTGAACACGACCGACGACGGCGCCGTGGTCCCGCAGGGCTTCTACGACGTCCTTCAGGAGCAGTTGATCTACGCCGGCCCGATGCTGGAGCCGGGGATCGCCACGATCCTGACCACCGCGATGGGCAACGACATCAAGGTGCCGCGTCAGACCGCGTTCAGCAACGCCACGGCGACCGCCGAGGCCGCGCAGTTCGGTGAGTCCGAGCCCACCTTCGAGTCGTTCACCCTCCGCGCCCACAAGTACGGCACGCTGCTTCAGGTGTCGCGGGAACTGCTGGAGGACTCGGGGATCGACCTTGAGTCGTTCCTCGGCCGCCAGTTCGGTCACGCGATCGGCACCGCCGTCAACTACGCGCTGACCCTCGGCACGGGCACCGTCCAGCCGAACGGGATCGTGACGGCGTCCTCGCTCGGCAAGACGGGCGGCACGGGCGTCACGGGCGCGTTCACCGCGGACGACCTGATCGACCTCGCGCACTCGGTCGACAGCGCCGTGGCACGTCAGCCCGGTGTCGGGTTCATGATGCGGCGCGCCACGCTGGGTGCGGTCCGTCGCCTGAAGGACGACGCCGGTCAGTACCTCTACATGCCGGGTGTCGGCACGCCGGACTCGCTGCTCGGGTTCCGCGTGATCGAGAACCCGGACGTGGCGGCGGTCGGCACGGCGGTGAAGTCGGTGCTGTTCGGTGACTTCTCGTCCTACCACATCCGTCGGGTCGGCGGGGTCGAGATCGCGCGCTCCGAGCAGTTCGCGTTCGATCAGGACCTGATCACGTTCCGCGCCACCGTGCGTCTGGACGGCGACCTCGGGCAGTCCGCGAACGTCAAGCACTTCATCGGCGGCACGGCCTGATCCCTGCTAGGGTTCCGGGGGCGGTGAGCGAGCGCAGGCGCTCCCGCCCCCGGACACCCTGCGCGGATCGGAGCCTGCGCCGTGAACCCTGCCGTCCATTGGTGGTCGAACTCGCCCCACGCCCCGACCGGATACGGCACACAGACCAAGGCTGTCGCCCACCGTCTTGCCGATCAGGGCTTCCCAGTCTCGATCGGGTCGAACTACGGTCTAGAGGGCGTCGGCGTTCAGGACGTGACCGAGGGCGGCAGCCCGTGCCCGGTGTACCCGAGAGGCTACGACGGGTACTCGCAGGACACCATCGCGGCGCATTGGAAGGACTGGTCGCGCCGCAACCCTGACCGGCCCAGCCTGCTGGTGACCCTGTATGACGTCTGGGTGCTGACGGCACCCTCGCTGCGTGAGGTTCCGGCGATCGCGTCGTGGGTGCCGCTTGACCACATGACCGTGCCGCCGAAGGTGCTGAACTGGCTGCGGCAGCCGAACGTGGCGCCGATCACCATGAGCCGGTTCGGGCGTGACGCTCTGGAGCGGCTGGACGTTCAGGCGACCTACATCCCGCACACCTTCGAGGACGTGTTCCGTCCGCGTGATCGTGCGGCGGCTGACGACCTGCTGGACGTGCCGCAGGACGCCTTCGTGGTGATGATGAACGCGGCGAACAAGGGGCGCACCCCGACCCGCAAGGCGTGGTCCGAGAACCTGCTGGCCCTCGCCATGTTCCTGAAGGATCACCCTGACGCGGTCGCCTACATCCACACCGAGCCGGTCACCCCGTTCGGAATCGACCTGCCAGCCCTCGCTGAAGCCGCAGGGATCCCGAAGGATCGTCTGACGTTCCCCGGCGCGTACCCGTATCGGATCGGGGCGTACTCGGAAGACATGCTGGCGCGCCTGTACAGCAGGGCTGACGTGCTGCTCGCGGTCAGCATGGGCGAGGGGTTCGGCATCCCGACGGTGGAGGCGCAGGCGTGCGGCACCCGAGTGATCGGGTCTGACTGTGCGGCGACGCCGGAACTGCTCGGCCCGGACAGTTGGAAGGTCGAGGGTCAACCGGAGTGGGACCCGGAGCAGGGTGCGTTCTGGTTCCGTCCGCACGTCCACGCGATCGTCGCCGCGCTGCGTGAGGCGTACAAGGAGGGCGGTGGGCGCAGTCAGAAGGCGATCAGCCACGTCGGTCAGTACGCCGCCAAGAACGTCGTCCTGAAGCGGTGGCCCGACCTGATCAGGAGCCTTGCGGCGTGAGGGTCGCGTGGGTGTCCCACCAATGGCCCCGCGACGACGACGCGACCGCAGAGAACACGGCGCTGCTTCCGGGCCGGTATGCGGGCGGCGCCGAACTGCTACAGGACGCCATGAGAAGTCGCGCTCCTGCGGAGATAGAGTGGGTCTACGTCGATCCGCGCTACGACGCTGCTCTAGACGCGCTGAAGTCAGTCGATCGAACCATCGTGGGGTCACTCGATCTCGTCTCTGACAGTCAACTACAGACCCTTGCTCGGCACAGACCGCTGGTCTGGGTCATGTCCAAGCAGCATCCGAGGGTTCTGCCGGTTCTGGAGGCCGCGTCGCCACTCGTCTGGGTGTCAGCCCAGCAGCGTCTCTGGTACCCGTGGGCGCCGGACGGGGAAGAGTGTTCCGGCTGGTTCGACACCTCGGAGATCAGACGCGAGAGTGTCAGGGACGGGACGGCGCTGTGGGCGGCGCGCGATCACCCGCAGAAGGGTCTGTTCAAGTCGCGCCTCTGGGCCGCCGACCGAGGGGTGCCGTTCCGTGCGCTGACCAACCGTCCGAGGGCAGAGGTGCTGGACGCCATGAGCCGGGCCTCATGGTTCGTCCTGCTAGCCAACGACCACGACCCCTGCCCAGCCGCCTGCGTGGAGGCAGAGATCGCCGGGTGCGAGGTGATCACGAACGGCAACGTCGGAAGGGTGCCGGTCAGCGGCCCAGAGGCGGTCGCCGCCCATGTCGAGTCGAACCCGTCCCGGTTCTACGGCTGGCTGTAGACTGACCGCATGGTGACCTACTGCTCCCTCGCTGACGTCAAGTCGGCCATGAACATCAGCGACGCCGTGGACGACGCGCTGCTGAACGGCGTGATCGAGTCCGCGTCCCGGTTCATCGACGGTTACTGCGGTCGTGACTTCGCCGCCGCGTCAGGGACCGCGACCCGCGACTACGCCCCGACCGGACGCTACGAGAGTCTGCTGATAGACGACGCGACCACGATCGTCAGCGTGAAGATCGACGACGATCTGGACTACTCGTTCGGCACCACTCTGGTACCGGGGGTGGACTGGCAGGCCGAGCCGCTGAACGGTCGCGCGGCGGGACAGTCGTGGCCCTACACCCGGCTGGTTCCTCTGGAGGACGGGTACTGGCCCCTCGGCAAGTCGCACCGGGCAACCGTCCGTGTCGAGGCGACCTTCGGTTGGCCCGCCGTCCCGCAGAACGTGAAGCAGGCGGCGATCATCCAGTCGGCACGGCTGTTCTCCCGCTACGACTCACCCCTCGGCGTCGCCGGGTTCGGGGACATGGGGATAGTCCGGGTCAGTTACAAGGTCGACGCTGACGTGGCGATGCTGCTCGACCCGTACCGGAAGATCGAGTTCACCTGATGCCCAGCATGGCGCAGTTGCGCGACGGGCTGACGACCCGGCTCGCCACGATCACCGGACTGCGGGCGACCGCATGGCAGCCGGACGCGATCCGGCCGCCGATCGCGTTCGTCCTCCCGGAACGGGTCGAGTACGACCTGAACGCCAACCGGGGTGCGGACACCTCGTTCTTCTTGGTTCAGGTGATCGTCGGGCGGGCTGACGACCGGGCCAGCCAGCGGAACCTTGACGCCTACATCTACGGCACCGGGTCGGTCAAGAAGGCGATCGAGGACGACCGCACCCTCGGCGGCGTGGCTGACACCTGCCGTGTGGTAGAGATGCGGAACTACGGTAACGTGAACTTCGGTGAGCAGGTGTACCTCGGCTGCGAGTTCGTCGTGGAGGTGATCGCGTGAGCAAGACATGGACGGTCGTCAGCGACCGGCTGAAGTGGGCGGCGGGAACCCGACTGTCGGTTGACGACCTCGCCTCCTGTAACATCCCAGCGTTGGTCGAGGCAGGGCATCTGACCCCGACCTCACGGAAGAACGAGGCGGTGGCCGCACCGCAGGAGACTGAGCAGCATGGCGCGTCTGGTACTGACTGACGTCAACGTGACCATCGGCGGTGTCGACCTCTCGGATCACGTCGGTTCGGTCGAGATCAGCACCGAGTTCGAGGACATCGAGACGACCGCGTTCGGGGACAGCGGGCGCACCCGCGTCGCCGGGCTGGAGGACTCGTCCATCAGCCTCGACTTCCATCAGGACTTCGCCGCCGCGTCCGTGGACGCGACGATCGCCCCGCTGGTCGGTGGCACCGCCGCGTTCGAG